GCCTGCACGGCTGGTCACCGGGGTCTCTGCACCGCCCGTGCCGATCTTGGGGGCGTAGATTACGTTGGTGCCGCCGGCCAGAATGTCGCGCACAATGGTGTCCATGGTACGGCCGCTCTGGCTTGCCAGCACGCTGGTGGCCTGCACCACGTTGTTGTCAATGGTGGTCATCTGCACCATGTCGGTCAGGGGCACCCAGCCGCCGTACTGGTGCACCTCAGCGGTCACCGTGGTCACGGTCAGGGCCTGGCCTTCCGGGGTCACGCCCTCGGTCAGGGGCGTGGTGGCCTTGGGCAGCGCGTCATACTTGCGGAACTCAATGGTCTTGCCGTTGTTGGCCGGGATGGGGTAGCTGTCGCCGAACTGGTCATGCACCAGCGCCGGCAGCGCCTGGTCGATGAGGCGGCGCTCGTAAAAGGTTTTCATCTCGGCGCTCATGCCGGAGCTGCCAGTGGTGTTCTGCAGCTGCTCGTGCGCATCCGCAAACAGCTGCAGGTTCATCTTCTTCCATTTCATGGTTTGGTCCTCCTTCAAAGGTTTATGTTCTCACACCCTCGTGTGGGAAGTCGTTACAGCGTGATCTTCTCGCCCCGGCGTGCCCTGCGTTCCAGGTCTTCCAGCTGGCGGCGGCTCATGCTGGCCACGTCCACATGGGTGGTCACCGCGCCGCCTGGCCGGGTGCCGTTCTCGCCGGGTCTGCTGGCCCGCTGCTGAATGCGTGCCGCCACGCCCTGCTCCACCTTCTGGGCGGTCTGGGCCGTGGCCTGCTGCATGATGTGGTCAAAGTAGGCGGCCCGGTAAGCGTCCGGCAGGCTCACGCCCCGGCGCATCAGGTCGGCCACCTGCTCGTTGGCCAGCACCTCCTGCAGCTCAAAATCCGGGTACTGGGTCTTCAGCTGGGCGGCCTGGGCCTCCCACTGTGCCTGGATCTGGCTCACCCGCTGCTGGCGGGCTGCTTCCTGCTGCATGGCTTGCAGCTGGGCGTTGCGGGTGTTGCTGCGCTTCAGGTCGCTCTCCATCTTGTCCAGCTCCCGGGCCGTTTTCACGCTCACACCCCGCTGCTGGGCCAGGTCCTCGTAATATTTCTCGTCCTTCACGCGGCCGTTCTCCACCGCCTCGATCAGGCCGTCCATGTCCTCGGTGTCCACGCCGTAGGCATTGGCCAGTGCCTGGGTCAGCCGCGCCACCTGCGGATTCTGCCGGATGTTCTCCGTGGCCTTATCAATGGCCCGCTGCATCATCTCCTGGAACACGTCGCTGTATTCGCCCTGCACCATCTCGCCAAAGGCTCTCCGGCGCTCCTCCGGGGTCTTTTCGGCCTTGGGCTCCTTGGCAGGTTCCTGGTGCTTCTCCGCTTCCGCCGGGTCACTCTCACTGCCAGAGGCCCCCTCCTTGAGGTGGCTGCCGCCCGCAGGCGGCTGGGGGAGTTTCTCCCCGCCTGCCGCCTTCCCCTTCAGCGCCCCGCTGCGCCGTGCCAGCCGCTCCTGTGCCGGCCGCAGGGCAGGCTCCTGCACCGCCGGGGCGGCCGCTTCCGCCGCACCGCCCTCTGCAGCCCCTGCGCTGCCGTCTCCGCCTTCTGCGAAATACTGCAGGTTCATCTTGCCGCTCACCATGTCCGGCAGCTGTGCCGGGTCCGGTGCCTTGCCGTCCGCAAACACCATGTTCACCACCAGCTCCACGTTCTCCGGGTAACTCTCGGCCAGCGCGTCCAGTCCGTCCTGTACCAGCTCCACCCATGCTTCCACCATGTCGCAGCTCTCATTGGTCGGGGTCACCTCCACTCGCATCCAGCCCTCACCGTGTGCCACAGCGCCCAGCGCCACAAGGCCTGCCCGCGCAGCCTCCTCCACCTCGTTGGCAAGGGTCTGCATCAGGCAGCTCACCGCTGCGCACACAATGTCCTGCCCGTACTTTCCCGCGCCCGCATGGCCCTCGGCCTTTATCTCGTAGCCGGTCACGCCGCTGGCCCACACCGTTCTTGCAACTGTCGCTCTGATCATGCCGTTTTCTCCTTTACTCCTTGTTCGGGTTGTTCGCATTCATGGCCCGCTTGGCCGCCTGTGTCGAGAGACTGTTGTTCCCTTCGCCCACCGCAGCGCCCAGGCTGTTGGTGGTGCTGCGGGTCACATTGCTGCTGCCGCTGCCGCCACCCGTGCTGCCCGCCGCCTGCGCAGCCGCTCCTGCCGCCTCGCTCACGTTGGTGCCGTTCTGCTGGTCGATGATGGCCGCCATTTTCTGCATCTGCTGCGCCATCTGCTGGAGCTGCTGGTACAGCGTGCCGTTCTCGCTCACCCGCTGGCGCACCTTCTCAATGCCTTCAAAGTCCATCATGTCCAGCGCCGCCAGGGCCGCGTCGGCGTTGGCCGGCGCAAAGAAGCCCATCTGGTAGCACTCTTTCGCCGTCTCGTTCTGAGAAAGGCGGCTGAAGGTGCTCTTCTTGGCCGCACTCACCGTGATGTCAAACACTGGCTCATGGTCGCCCAGCTGCACCCCGCCGATCTCGCCGCCCGGCACGGCCCGCAGCTGCGCCGCGCTGAAGGGGGTGTACTCGGTCTGCCCCGTCTCTCCGGTAACGCGGAACACCCGCTGCTCGTCGTAGAACTGGCGCATCAGCTCAATGATCAGGTAACACTCCTTCGCAAAGGAGCGGTACGCGCTTTTCAGCATGTCCCGGCTCAGCTTGCTGCCCGCTTCCTGCAGGGCCGCAATGGCGCTGGCCGCGGTCAGGCCGCTGGTAGTGCCGCCCTGGCTCACGTCCCGGTTGCCGCTGATCTCCTTCAGTTCGCTCACCCGGTCATCCCGGTAGGTGATGCAGTTGCCGCTCAGCACGCTGGTCTGCAGCGGCATAAAGGTGTCGCTGTTCAGCCGCCCCACCACATGCACGATGTCCCGGCTGAAGTCCGCCAGTTCTTCCTCGCTCACCCCGGCCGAGTCGCTCACCACAAAGCGCAGTTTGCTTGCCAGTTTCACGTTCTCGTCCATGGCGTGGTTCATCTCGTCAATGGCGGTCTGGGTGTCCTTCATCACGTCGATGTACCCAAAGCCCGCCGGGCTGTCCTCTTCCCGGAACAGCGGGTCGAACACAAAGGGGTAGTTCCCGTGGTCGTAAAAGCCCCGATCCTTCATGGCCGGGTCGTTCTCGCTGGCATACAGCACCACGCCGTTGCAGTACTTGCAGTAGTGCAGCACCGTCTGTCCGCCGGGCAGAGCCTTTTTGTAGTACCAGTCCACCACCACGCTCTTGCCGGTGGTGTCGAGCTGATCGTCGTGGATGTACTCGGCCACGTCCAGGCTCTTTCCGGTGTGGCCTTCCAGCTGGGGGTATTTCGCCACCAGCTGCTCGTTGTCCTCCAGGCTCAGGCTGAACAGGTTCGGGCTCTCCTGAATGTCGCTCACGCCAGGGGCCCAGTACAGCATCAGCAGGTTCACGCTCTTCACGCTGATGTCGCCAAGGCCCCCTCGCAGCGTCGGGTCCCAGAACACACCCTTCACGCCGGTGCCGGTCTTGAGCTTGCGCCACCAGGTGTCGCTGTACACCTGCTCATAGTCGCACTGCTCCAAAACCACCGGGATGATCTTCGAGAGTGCCTTGGCCGTTTCTTCGTCGTCCGCCGCCCGGGGCAAAACGTTGGGCTCCGGGTAGTTGTCCATGGCGTCGGCGTGCTTGTTGGCAATGCTGTTGAACAGCCATCCGCTGGAGGGTTTGGGCTTGCCCTCCATCATCTTGTTTTCGCAGTTCTCCCAGTGTCCCATGCGGAACCACAGCTCGTTGTCCACAATGCGCTTGTCCAGCGACGCCTTGCCCGCCTTGTATTTCTGCAGGGTCTCCCCCGCCTTTGCGATCTCCTCCGGCCCGATCACCTGCGCGCCTGCCGCCTCTTCCGTGAGGGAGCCGCCTGCCGTCTGCGGGCCCGCTCCGGTCATCGGCTCCGGCTGCTGCGCTCCCAGGCTGCTCAGCATCCCGGCCCCCGCCGGGTCTTCGCTCACCCTCTGGTCCGGGTATCGCCGCAGCAGCTCCTGCAAAAGTTCTTTTCCGTCCACTCTGTCACTCCTTTTTTGCCCATTCCCAGTGGTGTGGGAGTTACACCCGCATCACATGTGTTCTGCTCTTTCTCTTGTCCAGGTCCAGCGGGTCGTCCCGCAGC